TAACATGGAACAAATACTGTACAAGGCAGGTTGGATAAAACACCCTAGTACATTATGGTTGTTCGAAAGTGCATACAACTATTTGTGGTTATACAAACATTTTATGGCTCTTAATGATGAGTGGAAAAGACGATACAATCACACAAGAGACCATGTAGCAGTACAAAAATTAGGTGATTTACTAAAACACCCACCTAAGAATGCTAAAATAAATAAGATTGCTACACCAATTAAACCGGCAATGCCTGAACATTGTAAGGTTCCTGGTGATGGTGTAGGTAGTTATAGAAACTATTACATATTAGAGAAAAAAAGATTTGCGACTTGGAAAAGTCCAGCTAAAATACCAAATTGGTATAGTAAAGGCGAATTATATGGCAAAAAAAGAAAAGCCTAAAATTTACGAAAGAAATCCTAACACAGGCGTTATTAGATGGCGTTATGTAGGTGAGACACCAGACAAGTTTGGTTGGCCAAACTATGGTAGAATATTGAAGGAGAAAAAAACAAATGCGAAATGAAATCATTGAAGCCTTAAAGGCACACGCTCAAGGTCATATTGACAAGCATAAAATGAATGTTGAGGTCTTGTTGCAGAAAGCAGTAGGTATTGGTGAACACGGCGATATTTTAACTGAAATTGAAAAAGAGTTAAAAGTAATTGCTGAATATGATGACCAATTAGAAATGCTTAATAAGTATTTTACATTTAAAGACCCATTAAAGAGTAATTAATGCCAACTTACACCTTTGAAGACACTAAAACTGGTAAAGTGTTTGATGATTATATGTCTATTTCAGATAAAGAGGCATATTTAAAGAAAAACAAACACATAAAACAGCTTATCACTTCAATAAATATTGTTAGTGGTACTGGTGGTATGAAGAATGACTCTGGCTGGAAAGAAAACTTATCCAGAATTGCAGAAGCACACCCAACCAGTCCATTTGCAGATAGATATGGTAAGAAGTCTATCAAAGAAATTAAAACAAAACAGGTGGTAGAAAAACACCGAAAACGTCAAGCGAGGAAAAAATAATGGCAAAAGATTTACCAGATTATATGAGAGGTTTTGACCTAGATGATGATTGGGGAATGACACCAGTATCACAGGCACCATCTTCACAGCCTGCTATTGACCCTCAAGCAATTGACAATCAAAATGTAGAATTATCTAAAGTAAAATCAGATGTATCATCTATCAAGTCTATGATGAATGAAATTATGCAAATCGTGGCAGAGAAAGATACAATTAATAAAGAAATATCAGATGAAGAAGTAAAAACTAAATTCAAAGATATTGAAAAACTGATATTACCATTTTTATATAACTTGATGAAGAGTGATGAACCTTACATACATTGGCCAAACAGAGCGCCAATTATTAAGGCACAAATAGAAAAGTTATTAAAACTAACAAGAGGATAATATATGAATCTAAAAGAACAACACAAAGAAATGAAAAAAGAAGTTGAAATTTTAGAAAATAAACGTAGAGTAGATAGGTCAAGTGTATCTTGGCAACTCTTAAAAGAAGCAAAGAAGCTTAAATTAAAAGCAAAGGAAAGATTAAATGAAATTAAGTCCTAATTTTAGTCTAAAAGAAATGACTGCCTCACAAACGGCTACACGTAAGGGTATTAATAATAACCCAAGCGAAGACCATATGAATAATCTAAAGTCGTTATGTGAAAATGTACTACAAAAGGTCCGAGACCATTATGGTAAAGTAGTTACCGTATCAAGTGGGTATCGTAGTCCTGATTTATGCGAAGCCATCGGCTCAAGCAAAAATTCACAGCACGCCAAAGGGCAGGCGGCGGATTTTGAGGTGTTTGGATTGAGCAACGCTGAATTGGTAAAATGGATTTCGGAGAATTGTGATTTTGACCAGATGATTTTGGAATTCCACAATTTGGATGAACCTAATTCCGGGTGGGTACATTGTTCTTATCGTAATGATGGTGAAAACCGTAAACAAATATTACGTGCATATAAGAATGAGAATAATAAGACTTGTTATGAGTCTTATTCGCCTAACTGAAAAGAAGATAGGGACGAGTTAAGAAAAAGTCCCGAAAAGATAAGAAACCATTATCTTGATTACAGGTCAAATTAGGCTTGCCAATCTTGACAATGTACTATACAATGACTATATGAATAAAAAGAAAATATTAAAGAAACTGGTAGTATTTAAGAATGTTTTACGTGGTCTATTAGCAATAGGTCTATTATTTGTAATACTAGCTGGTGTGTTGAACGCTTTACAAGGAACAATATAATGAAGAATTTTGTACAATTAGATGAGAGTAAATTCCCACAAACAAAGGGAATGAATCAAAACGGTTTTAGATTTTACCAAGTTGATGGTAAAAACTATCCCTCAATCACAACAATTTTAAGTATTCAGAAAAAAGAAGGCTTAGAACAATGGCGTAAGAATGTTGGTGAGGCGGCTGCTAAATGGGAAATGGCCAGAGCGGCACGTAGAGGTAAAGCTGTTCATACTCTTATTGAACAATATCTAAAAGGCGAAACACCAGCTATTCGTGATGTATTGCCTCTTGGTATGTTTAAGTTGATGAAACCATATCTTGACCAGATTAACAATATTCATTGTTTAGAAAAAATTATGTACTCACACAAACTGACCCTTGCTGGTCAAGTTGATTGTATTGCTGAGTACAATGGTAAATTATCTGTTATTGATTTCAAAACAGCAAACAAAGAACGTATTGATACTTGGAATCATAACTACTATCTTCAATGTACAGCTTATGCAATTATGTATGAAGAGCTATTCGGTACTCCCATAGAACAAGTTGTTGTTTTACAATCAGGAGAAGATGGTTCTTGCAACGCTTTTATCAAAAATAAAGCGACATATATGGCCGACCTAGAAAAAGCGATTAAGGACTTTTATAAATATTATGAAGACCTTAATAAAACAAAGCTAGACAAATAATAAGCCCCGTTTTAATAAGTCTCACGGAGGCATAATGCAAAAACTAATATTAACTTTATTATTCAGCATAAGTGTGTTCTTTTCGGCATACGCAGATGAAGAAAGAACATTACCACAAATGCAGTACGGATTAAGTGGACAATATATACCTGTTCAATGTGGTTTGAGTACAGATATTAATATCTATGTTCAAACAATGGGATTTACGCCACATACAATATCAGTTGGTAGAGTAGGCGCTAAACCAAAAGGTGAACCAGCTTATTTCGTATCTACATTTTTTAATGAAGAAAAAACGGAACACCTTGTTGTGGTAACATCACCAAGTGGTGATGAAAGTTGTATTGTATCTCATAGCTTTGACGTATCAATCAACGTACCTAAAACAAGATTATAGAATTACTTGTTGACTATAAGTGCAATAAGCAGGCTGGACCCGAGTGCAAATCTCGGCACCTCCACCATAAACACATTAGAGGAGATTTTTATGTTTAAATGGTTTTTTAATTTATTTACTTACAAACACCAAGGTGATTTAAGTAAGCATAGATTACATACTTTAAACTATGAAGACCTTTGTAAATAGTGTGCTTATGGGGGGTGTGCTAGGATTCGACAGATGTTGAAAGACTTATAAGAGAGTAATAGTAGGCGTACTTAAACGCATTTACAACTGGCAACGATAATTTTGCCCTTGCTGCCTAATTTTAGGTAACGGAGTTTGTGGTGTACTTGGCAACAGAAACACCACGCTTTACATTTTAAATATAATATGATATAAATGACCCTATGAATAGTAAAGAATTTACAAATATAATTAATAACATAGTCAAAGAGAAAAAACCTATTTCATATATGGAGGCGGTAGTGCATTATTGCGAAACCAACAATATTGAAATAGAGACTACAACTAGACTAATATCTAAATCACTAAAAGAAAAAATCAAAGCAGAAGCCCTTAACGCCAATATGTTAAAGATTAAGAAAGGTGGTACATTACCTTTATGAACGGCCTAGAGTTTTTATATCACGTATTGTTTGTTGAATGGGACAAAGGTCTTTGGGGTATTATTATACTTGGTGTTATATTTGCTATTATAAGTATAATTAGTGATTGGGGTTATTTTGAAAATAGAGATAAACAATAATGTATGGTGGATTTGATGTCTATAAAACATATCTTGGTGTTAAATTACATTTTACCACCGACACATACGATTATATAAAATACGGAGGCAAAACAAATGCTAAATTGGATACGTTCACTAAAAGAAAAGATAGGTATTTTTTTCATAAGTTATCTAAGCGATTTAATGAACGAGACGTATTGGATTTTTTTGTTAGTAATTTTATTATTGCTGGCGACAAGTGGGTTGGTGACCTAATAACGAATGAGAGTATTGAGAATTATACCAGATATAGAAAGTATAATGAGTCTTTTAAATACCATTTTCGGGACGATTGTGTACGGATTGGTGATGACTTTAGGGCTCGTAATATTCGTTTTGATGATGGCTTTGGCGTTCATATGGGACAACATCCTAGAGTCTTACGATTACTTATTCAAAGGAAAATTAACTACCAAACCGCCATCTATTTGGATAAACATATTGCGTTTATCAAAGATTGGGATAAAAATATTAGTGAGAAAGTTGTCTGGCCTAAAATCTCACATACGATTGCCAGACTAACGCCGTTTCTGAACTTTAATATGACAGAGGCGAAAATGATAATGAAAGAGGTATTTGTTGATGGAGGATAATATAACACCGATTAAAGAAAAACTAGATGATAAAATCAAAAGACTAAATTCAAGTAGAGTATTTAAAAAGGTAACACCAAAAGGTGACCTATCTTGGTATATCAAGTGGGCTTCAAGTATGGTGTTAATCTTATGTATGGCAAGTGCAAGTGCAAATTTATATCCTTGGAACTTGTATTTTGGAATGGTAGGTGTAGCAGGCTGGTTTTGGGTAGGTGTATTGTGGCACGATAGAGCTTTAATTATGTTGAATGCTGTATCATTTACAATATATCTAATTGGTATAATTAATTATTATGTACAATGAAAATAAGATACTATAAACATATTAACGGTGCAAGATGGATAGGTTTTGGTCTTGCAATGTTAAGTGTGTTTATATTATCAAGTGCCAACATAGCAACACAATGGGTTGGTTGGTCGTTAAGTGTAGTATCTTGTATAATGTGGGTCTATTTTGGTTTCAAAGACAGAGATTGGCCTAGAACTTTAATGGAGACAATGTATCTGGTAATGAGTATGAGAGCAACTTATAACTGGTTATTAATATGACATCACAATTATTAGTATTATTATATTTAACCTTGTTTATAGGTTTTAAAATTGGTGCCTTTCTGGCAACAAGAACAAATATAACTTTTGTACAACTATTAGTAATATGTTTTTTAATTAAGATGGTGGCAACTTCATATGCATAGAGCCTTTTGTATTGGTAATGGTGAATCAAGAGTTGGTTTTGATTTAGAAAGATTGAGACCATTAGGTACAATTGTAGGCTGTAATGCTCTTCATAGAGATTTTACACCAGATGTTATCTGTGCCGTAGACCACGGTGTAATGCACGAAATATACCATACTGGTATTTGTAATAAGATACCAGGTTATTTTAGAGATTGGACTAAAGTACCTGCTCATATGTATAGAATGATAGTAGAGGGTAATGTATCAAAAGGTGATGTAGAAGAATTAAGAAGAGAAGGCATACTAAAAGAAAATAATAAAGGTGAGGCAACAGAGTTTGTATTTCACGGTTCAAGATTAGAGGGTGCAGTACATATTGTCAAAAAGAATAAAGAGAATTTAGAAAAGAAAAAAGAATTAGGTATTAGTGATATACAAACTTATGTCAAGAATATAAGTGTAGGCCAAGTCAAGGTTTCTTGGATACAACCAAATGATAAATCACATAGTTTAAAAGATGTAATGGGTACAGACCTAGGTTGGGCAACTGGTCCGTCTAGTGGTTATGTTGCTTGTCATTTAGGTGCTAAAGAGGTCTTTATGATAGGACACGATTTACAATCAACTACAAGTACCGTAAACAATATTTACAAAGGCACACAACATTATGTTGCTAAAGAAAATGGTCCTACACCTCACGTAAATTGGGTGACTCAATGGAAATCACTATTTGATAGGTTTCCAGATACCACTTTCTATAAAGTCAACAGAGATTTAAGATTAAAAGACAATGTGAATAACTTTGTGGCTGAGTGGGACGGACAACAAAATTTGTTTTATGTTGATTATTCCAGCATTGACAATTTAGAGACAATTTGATATATTATAGAAATTAACTAAAAGGTAATTTATGAACTTAAAAGAAAGTAAAACAAAAGACAATTTAAGAGCAGCCTTTCAAGGCGAATCAGAAGCAAATAGAAGATACTTATACTTTGCACAAAAGGCTGATATTGAAGGCGCTAACGAAGTAGCACAAATATTCAGGTCTACAGCAGAGGGTGAAACAGGCCACGCACACGGACATTTAGAATACTTGGAAGAAGTAGGCGACCCAGCAACAGGTGAACCTATGGGTAATACTGAACAAAACTTAAATTC